TTAAAAATTTAAAAATTTATGGATAATACTACTAAAACATTTGAACATTTTAAATTCACACTACCTATTATAAAGACCAGGGTAGCTGTTGAAAAAATAAAAGATGGTCAAGAAAAAGAAGTTAAGTATGTCGAAGGAGTTGCTTCTTCTACTGATTTAGATCTTCATGGAGACAGAATGGATCCCTCAGCAATAAAAACAATGGCTGATTCTCTTAAATATCATATAATTAAACTTAATGCTGAACATGATACTTCTTGGCAAAGCGAATTAGGTGATATTTCTAAACTTGATGTTTCAGAAGAAAATCAACTTCTTCTTGAGGCTAAGCTTAATGAAATGAGTAAAGCTTCAGATCTCTGGTATGCAATTACAGATCTTAATAAGAAACTTGGACTTTCTATTGGTGGTTATGTTAAAGAGTATGAAATGGTAAAAGAAGAATTTAAAAACGAAGAAACAGGAGAAATTGAAACTAAATGGGTTAGACACTATAAAAATATTCAATTAGATCATATAGCAGTTACATCAAGCCCTGCTAATCCAAAAACTTGGGTAGGAGCAATTGCTAAATCAATTGAAAAAGACAGTAAAACTCTTATTAAAAAATTAGAGGAAAAAGAAAAACCTGAAAAAACAGAAGATAAAAAAGAAACTCCTAAAGAAGAAGATTTAGAAAAAGATAAAAAAAATAAAGCATTAAAAGAATTAGCTAGACAGATAGTAAGAACAGTACAAAATCTAGAAGCAGATTTACTTCTAGAATTAACTGAAAAAGCTTTAAAATATGTTATTACAGATGAACAGTTATTAATTTTACAAAAAATGTTTCCTATGGAAAACAAAAACTCACTGGAAGCTGATAAATCCTTAAAAAAGGATGAAACTACAACCAAACCCGAAGGTGAAGTAGTTGAAACTCCAGCAACACCAGAGAATGAGCCTAAGGAAGACAATAAGAAAGATGCACCAGTAAAACCTGAAGATGGAGCTGAAAAAGCTAAACCAGCTGAAGGAGAAGCTGAGAAAGCAACACCAAAAGATGGTGATGAATGCATGTTACCAAGTGGTGAGAAAGGCCAGATAAAAGATGGCAAATGCACTGCTGTAGGTAAATCTGAAGATAAACCAAAGGATGCGGGGGACACGACTGCTAAAGAAAGCGAAGAAAAAAAGGAACCAGAGGTTAAATCCGAAGAAAAATCTGAGGAAAAAAAACCTGAAGAACCTTTAAAAGAAAAGAAAGCAGAAGACGAAACAGCAAACTTGTTAAAAACTGTTGCAGAACAGGTTAAACAGGTAGTCTCAACAAACGAAGCTCTTATAAAGAGAATCGAAGAACTTGAGAAACAACCAGCTGGTCGTAAAACTGTTGAAGAAATCGATAAGGGTATAGGTGATGATGACAAACCAGTCATAGATGCCAAAACCTTAAAGAAAGAATTGGATCAGAAAGTTGCAGACTTGAGAAAAAGCCATGCAGGTAGTCCAAACTTATTCGCTGAGATTCAAAAACTCAGAGCAGAATACAGTCAAAAAATTCAGAGTCAGTAATAGTCTAAGAAAATTATAAATTATTAATTCGATACTTATAGAAAAACAAGTATGGACACTCAAGCTCAATTGAGAAAAACCTTACTTGAAGCTGCTAAGCTTCTAGAAAAATCGGCAAATGCGGGTGCTGGCGTTGATGAGGCTGCAAAAATGCTCATGAAAGACGCTATTTACACCACAACCTCTGGTGCTTTTGCACAAAGAGAGCATCTTGACACACAGATTGGTGATATAACCAAAAGAAATACACCATTCTTGGATAGAGTTGCAAAAGTGGCTGCAAATGGTAAAACTCATGAGTGGGATATGGTTACTGCACTTGGTAGCAATGATACTGCTGTCGCAGAGTGTGGTACTCCATTGGAGAATGATGCAACTCTTACTCGTTACTCTGCTCAAATCAAAACCTACGCTACAAGCGTGAAGGTCTGTGATTTAGCGCAGTGGGCAGCGAGTGATTACTTTGACCTAATGAATCTTCATTTGGAAAAAGGAATGCGAAAAATCCTTCATGACGTAGAAGAGAAAATTTTCTATGGAAACCATGATGGATCGACTCCTAATGACTTCACAGGCTTGTACAAGTTAATTGCTGATTATGCTGGTGCTGATAACACAATCAATGCATCTGGAAACCCAGTATCACAGACTTATATTGATAATGGTATTCAGGTTATTGTCGATAAAGGTGGTCAGCCAACCCATTTATTTATGGGGGCAAAAGATTTGAGAGATTTCGCAGCTCTATGGGCAAATAAAGTTGTTTATAACGACCCAAGTGCAGGAATGACTTTTGGTTATAATGTAGCTCGTTACATGTCCTTCGCAGGACCAGTTGAGATCGTTCTCGATCCCTTCTTAGTAGCAGCTAACTCACCAAATACTCCTAACACAGACGTTTTCATCGTTACAATGGATGAAATCGCCCTTGCTCAGTCAGAGCCTATGTATAGACTTCCAACTTATCGTGGACTAGACCTTGCGGAAACGCAAACAATCGTCTGGAATATAGTTTTGGAAGTGCGAGTTCCTCAATGGCAAGTAGTTGTCAAGAATTTAGGTTAAACTCAATTTAAACAAACAAATAGTAAAAGTTAAACGAAGAGGGGGCATTAGAAATAATGCCCTCTTTTCATATTTTTCTTTTCATAATATAATAAGTTAGTAGAAATTAAAAGATTTGCCCCTTTTCGTAATTATGCAATTAGACAGAGATAATGTGCTTTTTTAACACTTGTTCTTTACAAAAGATAATGCTATACTAAATTTAGTTATAAAGTTTATAGTTTATAGGAGGATAAAAATATGAAAGACTTAGTTATAGTCAAAAGTAAAACAATAAATAACGAATCTGTGCCTGTTGTTATCAATATAATTGATCCTAAAACAGGAGAGGCAGATCCAAGAGAAATAACACGTTCTGTTATTTTTAGAGATTTTAAGGCTGAAATGCCATTGAAATGGGCAGAATATTTGGTTAAGTTTAATCCAGGTGAATATTTTATAGTTGGAGCTAAAACAAAACTTACCAATGTAGGAGAAAGAAAAGTAAGAGTTGCTCAGGAAAAATTACAAGGCTATAAGTGTCAGTATTGTGGAGCAGAACCTAAATCTAAAGCTGGATTATCTGCTCATATTAGATTTAACCATCCTGATAAATGGGAAGGTAAAAAAAATTAATTTTTAATAAATATGTTAATCGCTGGAAATTATAAAACATACGTACTTGATTTAGTTAATACAGCACATGATGAATTAGAATTAAATGATGTTGTTGGTAGTGAATATGAAGTAAGAATTCAAGTTGTTAAAAAATCTGATAAATCACCTATTTCTGGTGTTTGGTTCTTAGCAACTAGTCCTACTTCAACAGAAGCTGCTAATGATGAAGATTTACTATTAGATAGTAATCAACACCAATTTGAATTTGGTCGAGGTTTAAATAGATTATCTTTTTATAATGGAACTGGTGTTGAGGTTTTAATAACTATAGCTGTATTATTCTAAAAATTAGGTATAGTAAAAGAATATGAAGGTATTGATATTAATGCCCTCGTTGAGGGTTAGTGGTGGATCAGTATTATTTGAAATTGCTAATAATCTTACTTTTAAAGGTCATAATGTTAAGATAACTTCTTTAGATGAAATAATAAATGTAGATTTCTTTCCTTTGACTATAACTCCTACACCAATAAACGAACTTAAAGATTTTATTAAAGAGGCTGACGCTATTATTGGATATTATCCAGTAAGTGCTTACTATATTAATGAATTAGATACTAAAGCAAAGAAATTCTATTTTCTAACTGACGATCAACGTACTTTCTATAGTAAAGAGGTTTTTAAGGTAAATTATCCAAATTTAGATAATGACAGACTTGAAATTGAATATAAAACTCAACAACAATACATAGAAAAGACATATATGCTTCCTTTACATTATTTAACAACAAATACTTTATTTACAAGAATGCTTAGAGAACAATATAAACGTAAAGCAACAACTATTCCTATTGGAATCAATATTAAACATTATTTTCCTGAACTTACATTTTTAAAAGGAGATAAGATAAGAATACTTGTTGAAGGAAATCTAATGCCTTGGAAAAATATAGGAGAAATTAATAAAGCACTTTCTCTATTACATGGATATGAATTATGGACAATGAGTGATACAAAAAAAACGATCAAATCAGATAAGCATTGGCAAAATCTAAATATTTACGCAATTCGTAAAGTATTATCTTCTTGTGATATTTTAATAAAAGCATATTCAGAAGATGGAACTGCAGAACTTCAAGCACAAGCAATGGCTTGTGGTTGTGCTGTTCTAACAAGTCAAACTAGAGGTTCAAAAATGTTTTGTAAAGATAATATAAATTGTTTAATATTTAATAAGAATGAAGAAATTAAAGATAAATTAGAATTATTAATAAAAGACAAACAGTTAAGAAATAAATTAATAGTGGGAGGTTTAGAAACAGTTAAAAGTTTAAGCTGGGAGAATTCTGTAAAAATTCTCGAACAAATATTTAAATATGGGAAATGAAGTTCATAGTCCAGAAAGATTAAGAATTCTCTTTCTGCCTCAAGATAATAAAGGTTGTGGATTTTATCGCATGATGGTTCCAGCTAATGAAATTAAAAGACAAAATTTAGCAGATATTCAACTTAATTTTGGTTGGAACTGGCAAATGGTTGAATGGGCTCATCTAATTGTAATTCAAAGAAATTCAGATATTAAAGCTTTTGAAGCAATAGATCAAGCACATTCTTTGGGTAAAAAGATTATTTATGAAATAGATGATTATTTACAAGGAATTTCTCCTTGGAATCCTGCTTATGACTTTTGGAGTCCTATGGGTCCTCATTTAGGTAGAGCTTTAAAAATAATGCAGAAATGTGATGCTATGCAAGTTTCTACACCACGATTAAGAAATGAATATAGTCTTTGGAATCCTGTTATTGAAGCTTTACCTAATTATCTTGATAAACAAATTTGGGATACTCCTGCTTGGACTGCCACACATTGGGATAACTATTATAAAAAAAAGAATAGTGGTATAATCAGAATAGGTTGGGCAGGAGCAGGAAGTCATTATCATGATTTACAGCTAATTGAAGAAGTAATTACTAAAATCTGCCAAAAGTATCCTCAGGTTCATTTTTGTATGATGGGATATTTTGGAGAAAGCAATCAAGGTAAAAACTTATTTCAAAATATGGCTTCTAACACTTCTGTTTGTTCACATTGTAAACAAGCAGGTCAGTTAGAAAAGATTCCTGGTATAGATTTACTCTACTATCCAAGCAAGTTAAAAGAATGCGCATTTGATATGGCGGTAGCACCGCTGATTGAAACTGGTTTTAATCAAGGTAAGTCAGACCTTAAAATTAAGGAGTATGCAGCGTTAGGTGTACCAGTAATAGCAACAAATATGACTCCTTACAAGGAGAGTGTGAAGGAAGGATATACTGGCTTTCTAGCGTCAACTGGTAAAGAATGGTTTGATGCTTTAGAGCTTCTTATCAAGGATGAAGAATTAAGAAAAAGAATGGGCAAGAATAATCACGATTGGTATGAACAAAATACTATTGACAAGCATATAGGAGAATGGTTACAATTCTATTATCGAGTAGTAAGTTTTAAGAATAAGTGGTAGAAATCATTATTAATTTAATCAAAAAGATAAACTATGGCTGCAACATATAATTGGTGGGGAGAGTATGGAGATTCAGGTTCCTCAACAACAGCAGATTTGGGTGTTTCTGGAAATCTTTTTAATTTTAAGACAAGCAATTCTCTAGAATCAGCAGCGGATTATACGTCTTATCCAATCACAGCGGGTAACAACTCGTATGAAGTTTGGTTAAAAGGACATTTCACAGGCTCATTCAATAAAGTACAAAATGCTAAATTTTGGAATTCTGCAGGTGGTCCTGATTCAGGAGTAAGTATTAAATGGGATGGTGTTACAACTGCTTATGTTACTCCAGTAACAGGAGCAAGTACTATTGCCACAGCTGATGTTCCAACAGCATCCCCAGGTTCAGCAAAC